TTCAGAACTTGAAATGAAGGAAACTAAGGATCGAGTTGATGATGCACTTCACGCTACAAAAGCCGCTATTGAGGAAGGTATTGTACCAGGTGGTGGTTCAGCACTCTTATATGCTAGAGAAGCTATTACTCAAAACAGAAGTGAGTTAGACTCAGATATGTATATAGGTAAAAGAATTGTTTATAAGGCATGCGCATCACCATTTATGAAAATTTTAGCTAACGCTGGATACTCAGAAAGCGAATGTTACAATTTGATTAATAAAATGGGAGAAACTGATAACTGGTCTGGTTACAATTTGAAAACAGAAGCATTTGTTAACATGAAAGAAGCAGGTATTATTGATCCTACTAAAGTAACTCGTAACGCAATCGAGAACGCAGCTTCAATTGCAGGTACATTCTTGTTGACAGAAGCAGCAGTTATTGAAACAAACAAAGATAAAAAAGACAACAATAACGAAATGGCAGGACTGCCTGGAATGTTCTAAAAATGAGAGGCGCAATAAATCTTTTAGGGAAAAAACTTGAAATAGATGAAACCCAATATGAAATCACAGATATTAATTTTATCCCAAACTCAAATATGTTCTATGTTGAGTTAGAAAGTAATGATGGTTTATTAAATATATCCCTAAAAGATTTATCTCCTCATATTCATGAACAAATAAATTTAAAAAATGGCAATAGTAGAAAAAAATATATTAATAGCTAATCGAGTTAAAGGTAAAGGTGATACTTGGAATTTAGTTAATGATACTAATCCTGTAACTGAGTATACTTCATTAACTGAAGCCTTAGAAGCACATTTCCAGCAAACTAAAAAACCTTGTGATTTTAGGTTATCTCCTATGAAAGGTGAGTTGTATGCAATTGTAAATGAAGAAGATACTACTCCACCTAAGAAATTTAATTTATATGGGGATTATTAATTTGGTTTACTAAAAAAGGTTATATATATTAAAATAAAAGTTATGGCAAAAAGGTTACATACAATTCTAAATGAAAAATATCGTCCTGACACTTTAGAAGGATATATTTGCAAAGATGAAATCAAAACTAAATTTCAGGAATTCATTGATAAACAAGATATTCCTCATCTTCTATTTGCTGGTAAACCAGGTGCTGGTAAAACCACAATCGCTAAAATATTAGTTAAAAATATTGACTGTGACTACTTATACATTAACGCCACTGATGAACGATCAATGGATGTTATGAGAGATAAAGTAGGTTCATTTGCTGCTGCTGGTTCATTCAAACCACTTAAAATTGTGATATTGGATGAGGCAACTCACATTTTACAAGCATCACAAGTGGTACTGTTAAATATGATGGAAACATATAGTTTGACAACTCGTTTTATCTTAACAGGTAACTACCCAGAACGACTTATTGAACCACTTAGAAGTCGATGTCAGGAATTTGATTTATCACCTCCAACTAAAAAAGTAGTGGCTCAACATATTGACGATATCTTAACTAAAGAAGATATTGAACATACAATTGAAGATGTAGTTATTATTGTTAAACGATTCTATCCTGACTTTAGAAAAATCATTAACAACTGTCAAAAATATACTGTTGACAATAAATTAGTACTTGATAATTCAATCAATACAACTGATGACTACCAGACAAAAGTTATTGATGAATTAAAAAAACCATCAAGTAAATCATTTAATAACATTAGACAACTTATCGCAAATTCTGAGGTAGATGACTTTGAGAGTTTATATAGAGTTTTATATGATCGATTAAACGAATATGCTAATGGGAATGAGGGTGCTGTTATATGTTACTTAGAGGAATATATGTACCACTCAACATTTCGTTTAGATAAGGAAATCAATGTAATGGCGTGTATAAGTAAAATTTTAGAAACAATTAAATAATATGAGCAAAGAACAACTACAAATGAATGTAGACATTACTCAGTCTACTCCTATGAAATCAGCAGACGGAAACCAAGTGTTCCAAGAGGCTGCAGTATTACGTAAAATCAGTAAATTCTTAACTGGCACAAGTGAAGACGCAGTCATTCCAATTCCAGTGTTTATTGATGTTAAGACGGGAAAAATCTTAACTGAGATGCTTCCTAAAGAACTAAGAACAGAATATGAAGAATACAACAAAGCAATTTAATATTTTTGATTTCATTAAGGCTATCATTGATACAAAGCCTAATTGGAATACATTTACTCCTGAACAGCAAAAACTGTTTAATGGTTACATGGTTAATAAATTTCTAAGTATGAATCCTAAGTACATAGAAATTGTTAACTATGTACAGGGGTTAAATATTAAGGATAGTAAGAAAATGTATGAAGTATATTGTTGGATGATTCCACAATCTAAAAACACTTATTCACCTTACATTAAGTCTACTAATAAAAAAGCATCACCTGAAGTGCTAAAGTATGTTGCTGAGCATTTTGAATGTTCTACCGCTGAGGCAGAAGAATATATTCAGTTGACTGATAAAGCATGGTTAGAAAATATTTTGGTTACTAAGGGAGTTGATGAAAAGGAAATTAAAAAATTAGTAAAATGAAAGTAGAATACACTGATTACACCCCAGACTCAATCGTTCAAACAGTTATTGAAAACTTTGTTAAGCGAGCTGAGATGGGTGAGAAAAAATATGGTGTTACCTTAGATCGAGAAGATCTTACAATTGAAGATTTTATTGAACACGCTCTTCAAGAACATATGGATGCGATTCTTTATCTTCAAAAAGTAAAAACAATGCTTGAAAAACAAAAGAATGGGTAAAATACCTTCCATTATCAAAAAGATAAAAGATTTCAAACCGCAAGAAATCAACTACGCTTTTCAAAAGAGTATATCTTATTCTCAGTTATCCATGTACTTGTCTTGTCCTAAAAAATGGGCTTTACAATACAGGGACGGACATAAGATATATGCTCCTTCAATTAACATGACTTTTGGAACCTCAATTCACGAGACAGTTCAAAAGTATCTTCACACCATGTATGAGGAAAGTGGAGCCTCAGCTGATAGAATTGATATAGAAGAGTTGTTTGAAGAACGCTTTAGAGAAAATTACGCTAAAGAATATAAGAACAACAAGAACATCCACTTCAGTAGTTCTGATGAAATGAGAGAGTTTTTTGATGATGGAATGAACATTCTAGACTTTATCAAGAAAAAACGAGGTGAATACTTTAGTGTGAGGGGTTGGCACTTGGTAGGAATTGAAATACCTATTGTGATGCCCCCTGACCCTAGATACCCTAACATCTTATACAACGGGTTTATTGACCTTGTTTTATACAATGAGAACACAGAGGAATTTATCATTTATGATATAAAAACAAGTGCTCGAGGATGGGGTGATAAGGAAAAGAAAGATGAAATTAAGCAATTCCAAATCCTACTCTACAAACATTACTTTAGTGAACAGTTTGGAGTTCCAATTGAAAACATTGATGTGAAGTTCTTTATCCTAAAACGTAAAATATGGGAACAAAGTGAGTTTCCTCAAAAACGCATCCAGGAATTTACTCCAGCTAGTGGTAAAACTAAAGTTAAAAAAGCTAAAACTGCATTAACTGAATTCATAGAGAATGTGTTTAATATGGATGGAACATTTAAAACTACTGAACATACTGCTCAACCAGATAAGAGTACTTGTAGGTATTGTCCATTTAAAGATAGAAAGGATTTATGTAATGAGGCCGTCTCTTGATATCCGTATATATTTATATACGATACAAAAATTAATGTTATGCCAATAAATGAACAACTCACCTCAGTAAAAGTCGATAAAGAACTATTCGACGTCTTCAAATTAGAGTGTGTTAAGCGTAAATTTAGTCTAAATAAGCTTGTCAATCGAGCAATGGATTTATACCTTAATGATGAAGATTTTAGAAAACAAGTTACCAATTATTCAAATTTAAAAGATTAAAAGTTTTATGAATTCAAGTTTTGCTTACTTACCTCAAAACGAGAGGAAGAAAATCCTATTAATTTGCGATGACATTCGAGTACATTCAGGAGTAGCAACTGTTGCTCGTGAGATTGTTCTTAATACTGCTCAACATTTTAACTGGGTACAAGTTGCTGGAGCCATTAATCATCCAGACAAAGGAAAAAAATTAGACTTATCACCTGACACCAATGTTAACACTGGTTTAACAGACACCTCTGTTATGATGTATCCTGTAGATGGATATGGTGATCCAAATTTAATTCGTCAATTAATCAGAATTGAAAAACCAGATGCTATCTTTTTGATCACTGATCCAAGATATTTCATGTGGTTGTTTCAAATTGAAAACGAAATTAGAAGAAAAATTCCTATTGTTTATTTGAACATCTGGGATGACTACCCAGCACCAATGTACAACAGACCATTCTATGAGGCGTGTGATGCGTTGTTAGGAATTTCTAAACAAACCGTTAACATCAATAAGTTAGTGTTAGGAAATAAAGCCAAAAATAAACTTATTGAATATGTACCTCATGGTTTAAACCATGACTTATTTAAACCTATTGCTAAAGATTCTCCTGAATATCCTGAGTTTGAAAAATTCAAACAACAAATATTTAAAGGAAAAGAATATGACTTTGTATTGTTCTTTAACTCAAGAAACATCCGTCGTAAACAAATTCCAGACACACTTTTAGCGTATAAATACTTTGTTGATACATTACCTGAAGAAAAAGCAAAACGTTGCGCTTTCTTACTTCACACAGATGTTGTTGATGACAATGGAACAGATTTAGCAGCAGTAAAAGAATATTTCTTTGAAGATGAAAAATACAACATCATTTTTGTACCTGAAAAACTAAGTCCAGTTCAAATGAATTGGTTGTATAACATGACTGATTCTCAGATCTTATTAACAAGTAATGAAGGTTGGGGATTAGCACTTACTGAAGCAATTTTAGTAGGAAATCCAATTATCGCAAACGTAACTGGCGGAATGCAAGATCAGATGCGTTTTGTTAAAAATGGTAAATGGGTAGATTTTGATGCTGAGTTTCCTTCAAACCACAATGGTACTCTTAAAGAACATGGTGAGTGGGCGTTTCCAGTTTATCCATCTAATCGTTCAATTCAAGGTTCACCTGTTACACCTTATATTTGGGATGACAGATGTAGAGCAGAAGATGCAGCTGAACAAATTAAAGCAGTTTATTCTTTAAGTAAAGAAGAACGTAAAGCTAAAGGTTTGAAAGGTAGAGAATGGGCTTTAAGTGATGAAGCAGGATTTACAGCTGAGAAAATGGGTAAAAAAGTTATAGAAACTTTAGACTATCTCTTTAAAACTTGGAAACCTAGAGAAAAATTCGAATTATTAGATACAAAGAATGTTGAAAAAAGAGTACTAAATCATAAATTGTTATATTAATATGAGTAAAAACACTTGCGTTATTTACGCACCAGTAGATACTTTATCAGGTTATGGCTCAAGAGCACGCGATACAGTAAAATCAATCATTCAACTTAAAAAAGATGAATGGGACATTAAAATCATTCCTTGCGCTTGGGGAAATACACCTACAGGCTTTATTGAAGAAAATCCTGAATGGAAATTCTTAGAACCTCACTTCACCACAGGTCAACTTACATCTCAACCAGATATTTTTATTTGGATCACAATTCCAAGTGAATTTCAAAAAGTAGGTAAATACAACATTGGAATCACAGCTGGTTTAGAAACAAACATTGTGCCTGGTGATTGGGTTGAAGGATGTAACAGAATGGATTTAGTGCTTGTTTCATCTGAACATTCTAAAAAAGCATTCTTAGATTCTAAATACCAGAAAATGAATGAACAAACAAAACAAGTTGAGGGTATTGTAGAATTAAAAACTCCTATGGAAGTTATCTTTGAAGGAATGGATCTTGATATTTACAAGCATTTAGATAAACCAAATAACGAAATTGGAGCACTAAATACAATTCCCGAAGATTTTTGTTATCTGTTTGTAGGCCACTGGCT